TGTACTTTCTATAAGCAAAGTAATCTTCAGTCCATTCACTTGGATACTTAAACTCACCTAGTGCCATTTCACTGTAGCTCAGTCTATCAGGCACCATAGGAATAGCATCTACAAGAGCACCTTCATACCAACTAATGCCAAGTGTTTCTTGTAAGTTAGCACTGAACACCATTTTTGCTTCACCTAGCAAATTATGATAATCATTTTTAGTAAGTGTCTGTTCTTGACATACAACAAATTCGTATTCTGGAAGTTGGGTTTTTAGATCATGGAAAATTTCTACTTGCTTCTCGGGAGCAATACGATGCGGGAAAAGTATAAGATTTTGCTTCTCCATACCTTTATAACTATCTAAACTGTTCTTTAGATACTCCATAGGCCAACCAACACGGTGTGTTTTGCTGTCATTAATATCTAAACTTTCAGCAAAAAGATCTATATGAAAATCACTTGCATAAAAGTTATCATCAAAGCATTCGTACATTGATTGCTCTGCATGACGTACCCAAGGTTTATCACCAATTAACCTACCCAAGAAATCGTGAGGATCATAAGAACCAGCATGCCATAAGCCACCGACTCTAATGTCCACGCCCAAGAGCTCAGCCATGTATTTAAGTTGGATAACAGTTGGATTCCACGCATCCGTATATAAGAAATAATCTCCATTTTTAATTTTACCTTTGCAAAACATTTCACCAATCTGCTCGAGTTGTTTACTCTTATACACATTAGTACCGCCAAAGTTTAGAAATGCCCCAGGCGTTGTAGCCTGAGGCGTTTCTCCACCACTGATAACTTCGACACTTACATTTGTAGCACGACGAAGCTGATTAGGAAGATGTTCCTTCCACTGTTTAGTATAACGTGTGTCTACAGCTTCAATGTCTACAATGTATACAGTCATTAGTTTCTCCTTTGGTTAACACTCTTACCAAGTTTGCGGCTTTTTGCTTTTAAATGATTCACGTGCCGTTGATAAGCTCTCCATGCATATGACTTTTCGTCATATAAATTTTTTTCATCAAAGACAAATGCAACATTTTTTGCATCACCAGTAAATCTACAGAAATCTTTAAAGTTTTCCAAATCTCTAAAGATTTTGTCATAAGCGGGCTTATTGAATTGAATAGCCATAGTGTGTTTTCCTTTTGTCTCACTAGCTCTTAGGGTAAAAAATGGAACAGCCGTTTTCGTTGTCTTCAGCGACACTAATCTCTACAAACCGGCCGGGATACTTTGTAGAAATCTCTTGGTACAAGTCATCTGCGATCATCTCACAGCTCTTGTGATTTAACTCTAGTACGCCTTCGACGTCATAGAGTCGTTGCATCCAGCGTTTAAACTGAATGAATTCAATGTCGCGGTCGTTATGAAATACTTCAATACGAACACGAAAATGAAAAATATGACGATGTGGAACACCGAGGAAACTTACATCATCCCAATCGCCAGTTGCTAATTTAGGGTCAGTGTCAGCACCTGGGTACATATGTACACCTTCTTTTGAAAAGGTTACCCAAATACTACGTTCTGCATTTTTTATTCTGTCATTCATACTTTCTTCTCTTAATCTACGACCCATGTAGTCGTGATAGGATTCTCGTTGCATTGTTTATATAATACTTTCATTCAATAACTTTGTCAAGTCCATATTTGCTCCAATCTGTAAATTTTTCTCTATCTAACAGATCGTGTAAACTATGACACCAAACACCTGGGTTAGTTGCCTTAAAATCTACATCATCAATCTTAATCATTGTGTTGTAGTTCCAAAGTTTCGTGTAAGGCAATGGAACACGAATTTGCGGAATAAAGTTATCTTTTTCACATAGTCCGCCGTCGTGGAACGTACCTTGTGCTGCACTAAGAGGAATATCAAGTGTGCAAAGAATGTCTTTATTTAAGAAGTATTCGATCATGTCTTCCCATTTACGATAGTAATCGTATAAACTTTCGTCATTACACGGATCTTCAGGGTTAAAACTGTGATTAGCACCAAAGAAGATATGTTCGCACTGTTCTTTTTCGTACCAAAATTCAATTTCATCTACAGGTTGTACATCTGTAACAAACAGTGTACGCATACCGTAGGCAGGAGTTTTTTCAACTTCAGTACCTACAAAGTATTTTACATTTTCCTGTACGCCGGTTTCGTAATCTCTTTTCATCCTTGTTGTGCCTTATGCTGTGCAACACCTGCCGCTTTAGAAAGTTCTGAAAAACGATCAGCAACCTGTCGCATTTCACTTTCCATAGTTTTATCACGCTCGCCCATTTGTCGAGCCATGTTGTGTAGCAATACAACCATATCGCCGTCTGTTAATGGGGTTCTTCCTTCTGGTAATGGCATTATCCTAGGTCCTTCAATTCTGTTTCAAGCCTGTGTATTTCATCTTTGAGCCAAAGTTTTTTAGTTTTTTTACGGTTAATCTCTCCATCATTTGCAAACTTATTGTACAACTCTTTTATTTCGTCGTCAAGTAATCTGTGACGTTTATACAACTCTTGCAAATAATTTGCAATTTTATTGTGCTTCTCCGTGAAGTTGCTCATCTTCAAGTACCTCTAATTTTGATTCGTCTAGCTCTTCATCTTCAGTTGAAACAGTAGGTTCAACTTCAAATAAACTATCAAAGTATGTACTAGAGTTGACAGTCTTCTTACCAACAGCACCTCTAGTACCTATAATAGACATCCAAAAACGGCTAAATTCTTCTATTACCGCTTCTGCTTCATCTCTGTTGTCAGTTGCAAATATTGCTTCCACAACATCTCTAAAAAATACCCTGTCAAAGCGTTCTTCAACAAGCATTGCCGGTATAATTCCATTGTCGTACTGTCTATTTGCTTCTTGTACAGCATTAATATGACTCCAAACATTATGGCCCATTTGAATAGCATATGAAAAACTATCCCAGGAGGTCTTTCCTTCTTTACCTATTTTGTTTAAATCACCAGGTGCATATGTACATACATCTGATACCTTAAGTCCAGTAGTTAACGGACTATCTTCGAAGTTAGCAAAAATACCATCTTGTAATACAGCATCTCTAAATAATCTGCTGTCAGTTGCATACTTTTTATTATCAACAGACGGAACCATTCTATAAACCCATTTGCTTCTATCTTGGGTTTCATTTTGAATATAAATCTGTCCGTTTGCTGTAGCAAGAAACGGTGAAGCACAATCAAATGTAATTTGGAAGTTTGGATTGTGATACTTACGAACAGCTCGTTGAACGTCTGTTAGTAATGTAGCCCATTCTAGTTTCGAAGTACCTAAGAAGTGCATTACGTCATGCACACCCTTTTCCAATAGTCCGTCAAACCTCAATGCAACTAGACGTTTAAGAACCAAATGAATGTCGCACATGTTCTGTCCACCCATTGACCAACCGTTAAAATGGTCAGTATATTTTTTAGGATCACAGTAGTCTTTCATTTGCTGATACCAATCCTCTGCATCAGCATGATTTTCACCTTGTAAAACATTTAAGAACTTACAAGCACCTGTTCTATGCTTCATCCAATAGTCGTTATTAATACGTGTAGCATTTACAGCATCTTGATAAGTGCTAATACCTGTTGCTTTTGCACCTGCAGGTGAACGTGAAACCCAAGCAGGAATATCAAGTATCATACCGTAATCCATATAAGCATCCATCCAACGGAGAACGCCGTCACGTTTCTTTTGTGCTTTTGGACAGTTTGGATCTTTCCAGTCACCTTCCCATACACCTTTACCAATTTGGAAGCCACCCGAGTCGCCCAGTAGCCAAGTATTTTCTCTATCTCTGTTTCGCACCATATCTTCTTTAGGTGCGTGTTTGTTGATGTCTAATTCAGCGTGTCCTGCTGAATACAGTGTCCATTTGTATTGGAATTGACCTTCTTGTTTGTTAAGATAGTTTAAACTCTCTACACCGTTAGCAAAGTTGCTAGGAATACGTGACTTATCTACATATTCATCAAAACGTTGCTTACCTACATAAGTTGCATAGAAACCACTTAGTGCAGGAAGAAAGATCGCATAATCGTTTTGTGTTGCTGTTAAGTCTTTATTCATTCGTTACTTGCTCTGTGCTGGAAGAATGTAATCGTATTTTACCATGCCGCTATCTACTGAAATCATCATAGCACCTTGATCCGAAATGCTCATAGTAATATCACCATCTAGATTAAGAATACTTTGAACTTGTGCTACTGGCCAACTCCAAGTGTGTTGAAGACTACCTTCTACACCGTGCTGGAAAACAAACTCACCTGCGTGTGTGCTTGCATCACCAAAGCTAAACACTAGATTATTATCCTTAGTAGTAACATTAAATGTAGGCTCTTCACTGTGTGCCGCACTCATTAGTTTCATACGTGCAATACTTGCAACACTAGGACTAAATGTTACATTCCATGATGCACCTTTGAACTTAACAGTTTTAAGTTTTTCCTCAATAATTGCTTTGTTCATAAAGCGGTAATCATTTTGGAAATCGCCTGCAGCGTTTTCAAAGTGAATGTGTGTAGGAACAACTTCACCGTTACGTTCTGCTTCAACTACTTCTAGTTTAGCATCTTTTTGGTATTCAGGATTTTTTAAATGCAATGCAAGTTTATCCAAATTAGGCATACCAAACGTGCCTTTAAATTCTGCTACAGGTGCATTTGTTTCACCTGATAAGATAACAGATCTATCATCTGCCATGCTTTCAACTGATGTACCTTCATCACTATTAATTTTAACTAGATTCAAAAAACCTAGTGCATGTGTATGAGCTACAATGTCTTGTAAAATATCTTTCATAAGGGTTCTCCATTTGTAATGTTTATTATATTATCGTTGCCTTGCTTTGTCAAGAAGTTTTCTACCGTGTATTTAGGTTTCCAACCAAGGGCCTTAATTTTTTCTGTGTTTGCGCAAGTAAACTCACGCTCTCCAGGGGTATTTAGACGAATGGGTAGTCCAGGTGCTAGGTCTTGAATCCTAACTGGAACACCAGTTCCTATATCTATTATACCTTTGACGTATTCTGCTTTGATTAATATTTCAATAGCATCGAGTACATCGTTTAAATGAACAAAATCTCTATAGTGTTTTGTTACATATTCTAAAGTTCCGTCTCTTAGTTTTTTAAAAAACATATTTTCTCTTGTACATGTATCCGAATAAACTGTATGAAAACGCATACCTAATGTGTTAGGATAACGTTCTGCTAATTCTTCTAAACAATACTTAGAAGCAGCATAAGGGTTTAGGTCAGGCTCATATGCACTAGAGCTACTTGCGTAAAGAATGCGTGTATCTTCAAACTTTTCAAAAAGACGTCTGCTTGCTTCTATATTATTCATCCAATAGCCTGCTGGATCTTTTAAACTTTCACGTACACCACTTTTACCTGCAAGATGTATTACAAGATCGACACGTTCCGGCCATTTATCAAAGTATAAAAGATCTTGATCGGCACCATCAGCAATGTCTATTGTATAAACTATATGCTTTTTACGTTGTAACCGTTTCAGCAACATTGAACCAATGAAGCCTTTATGTCCAGTTAAAAGAATTTTCATTTGTTTTCTCTTTCTACAACACTTTTTCTTAGTCCACTTGAACTAAATCTATGATCTCGTTTGTTAAAATATAGTTCTATGTCTCGTTGACGACAAATATCTTTACCAGTAAAATCTTTATCTCTATATTCTTCTCCAAGTATGCGAACGTGTATCTTATAAAGTTGTAGAATGTCTTCTAAATCTTGTTCTGTTCCGTATGGAATAATTTCATCAACATAACCTACAGCCTTTAGTTGTGTATAACGTTCAACAATAGTTTGAATCGGAGGGTTCTTATTAGGTCTATCGACACTAGGATCCATTTGTAAACCTACCATTAAGTAATCACATTGATCTTTTGCTTCCCTAAGCATTTGGACATGCCCAGAATGTAGTAGATCAAATGTACTACATGTAAATCCTACCTTCATGTTACCTCCTCTTACAGCCATTTTCCTGTAATCATGTTTTTAAACTCTCATATCTTATACATACCGCCTGAGTACCTATTGGAAAATACTCATCCTTAGCACCTTTCTCAAGTGCTAATTTTTCTCTAGCAATAAAACACTCATTGACAGTGTCAAAACGACCATACTCTTTTGCAATAGGGTGTCCGTGTGCTGTTAATGCAATGTAAACTAAAACCCATTCCATTAGTCTACCTCATAGTTTTCTGCTAAAGCTCTTAGCATTTCTATAAGCTCTCGTATAGTTGCTAGATCTTGATCTCTTTCTGTATCAATTTCTATTTCCATTTTTACTTTCATATTACTCTCCAAAGTCAAACAAACTGTTAAATGTATTGTGTTGCTTTGTATCTTCTAGCGGATAGTCTAACACACCAATTAAGTTTCCAAGTTTGTTATCGATAATTGTTTCTGCCATTGCTGAATCATCAAATGGCAGTTCTTTAAACCATTCAGGAATACGCAGCTCATCTGTTGGATAAGCGACACTTGTATAACCTAAAGGATTCTGTTTTAATTTGCATACAATAACTTTCATACCATCTACAATTTCTTGCGAATACTTGTCACCGTTCATACGTTTTAGTGTATTCCAGTTGATGCTTGCTCGTACGTGGCCTGGCATATTTGCCTTGCCTTGTTTTTGCTCTAGTCTCTGATAGTGTCCAATCTTGTTTGCACGTTTAGGCGAACCTTTCTCCCAACCTGGACGATTTTCAAACTCTTTTCTAAATACAGTTATACGTTCAAGTACTTCTTCTTGTGGAACATCTGTAAGCACCATAAGAAGAATTTCACTTAGAAACTCTTGCATAAACACAGGAGTATCTGAACGCCTCAAGTCTAAGCCCATTGCTTTTACTTTGCCTGGTTTTCCATCTGTGTCTGTTCTAAAGCCTTCGTTATCATAAACTAGTGCCGCATAACGCTTCTTAGTAATATACAGTCCGCTTTGTGCTACAATTTCTCTACCAGCGGCAATAACTTCTGCACGACTTTTTGGACAATGAAATGCTTCACCCATAAAGTCTGAAAATGTAGTATTAGCCGCTTCGCAAACTTGATCATACAGTGTTACCACAGTATCTTTATCAAAAGGAATTTTTCCTTCGTCAATATCATCTTTTAATACAGGATATGCACTAAAGTAAACCGAGTCTGTATCACCGTATATAATTGCTTTGCCTACATGATCGTATTCACCTGTAATTACTTTGTTTACTTCTGCACTCATATGTTTAACAATAGTACGACCAGTAAGTGTAGTTGATTGTCCTATCCTTTTGTCAAAAAATCTGCAACCAGGATTAAGAATGGCCCCGTAAAGAGAGTTAAGATTAATTTTCTTAACAAGTTGCCGTTTGTCCCAAAATGCAATTTCAGTTTCATTGCCTGCGTCTTTTGCTTTTTTGAGCATACCTTGTAGTTCTTTACGTTCTGCATACCACCTCTTTAGTAGTCCGGGAATAACTCCTTCGAACTCAGTTGTAAATATTGTACCATTAGATGAAAGCATCCAAGGTTGATTACTATCGAAAATTAGTTTATATAATTCAGCACCGCTTAATACATCGCTGGTTCCGTTTTCCCAATCCACAGTTAGTGCAACATCACGCTTCTGTTCCATAACAGCTTCATATTCTTCTGTGCTAAATCGTCCTTCCCAACTACCTGCAAATGACTTCTTTTTAAGTGTCATATCTTCGTGTACACGGGCTTCTGATATCTCTGGACGTATTTGTCCTATGATTGTTTCTGGAGCCATGTTCAGCGCACGAATCACACTAGGATATAGACTGTTCAAGTCCATTGACCCAATCCATTTATGCAAGCCTTTTTTAGGAAACGCAACATATGCACCTGCGGCTTGTGTGTTCTCATCATCACGTCTAGGACGATTAGGAACTTGTAAGCCTCTGTTATGTGCTTCGTTTACAATCGCTTGCTCTGTAACAGCAACAGCACCCATTGTAGTTTGTAGTAGTACAGTATTTGCATGAGCAAGTTCATTGCTAAGATCAATAAAGCGTAGCTTCTTGTCTAGTTTGTCTAGTAGTGCGGTATCTTGTATGTTATATTCGATAAATTTGCGGAAGTCATTGTTGTATAATTGATCTAATGTACCTTCATATGGTACTTTGTTTTCGCCTACTTCAATCTCACCAATAGCATCCAATCGATATGAGTGTCGTTCTTCGTATGTGTACTTACGATATAGTTCTAGACTGTCTAAATGCACACGACCTACTAAGTCAAATGTTTCTGCTTGCTTCCCATATTTTTCATATTCACGCTTCTTAGGAAGTTGTCCCCACAAACAAAAACGTCTTGTATCATCTTTGCTGAGTACACGACTTGTTCTGTTTACAGTGTAAGGAATATCATAACCCTCACTGTTCCAACCTGACAAAATATCAGCATCTTCAATCAGCGTTAAGAACGTGTCGATCATATCACCTTCACGTTCAAACAGCATTACATTTTCGATACCTTCAAGTTCTTTCTTTGCCTGCTCCATTGTAAGTGTCTTAGGCGGAACAGCAAGACAAACCATAGTTTCCATCCATTGCAAGTATACAGATATGGATGTAATGGGCATAAACGGATCACTAGGATCAGCAAAGCCTCGCTCCGGGTCAAAGTCTGTTTCAATATCGAAAAACGCAATGTTTAGTTTAGGAGCATCTTGGTTGAGATAATTCTCACTTAGACATTGAAAGATCGGATTAATATCGCTTTCAAAAAGTTCTTTGTTTTTATTGATGGCAACTTCTTTGCGGAAGTCTTTTGTGTTTTTACAAACAATACGTGTTAGGGGATCTCCGTACACACTTTTGTACTTACCACGCTCGTCTTTGTAGTAGAATGTGTACTTTGCTTGATACTCGTGAAAGTGTCTCTTTCCATCTTTACGCTCTACAACTCTGATGATATCAGAATCGCGATCAAACATAGCGTCAACGTAACTCATTTATTCTCCTTCGTTGCTTGTGGCCAACTTAACCTTCTACTTGCCAGGCAATTGCCTTTGGCGTTATAAAATATATAGTCTAGATAGGGCGATACTGTTCATAATTATGAACCATCCAGTTAGTATTAATACCCAAGGTAACTTACGTCTATATGCACCATAAAAACTTGCACAACTACCTACAAAGTAAAAGGGTAAAAATATATCTGGTCTAGGCACAAGTACAGTATATGTAAGTATAGCACTACCTATTATAACAGATATTGCACCTACCATTTCTGCATAGTGTGCAATCGGATCAGAATTCAAACTTTCTAACCAAAATTCCCTAATACTTTGCACTACTTGTCCTTACCGACTGTGACAACTAGTGTTTCTAAGTCATCAAATTCGTCAGACACTCTTTCCCAATCACCTTTTTGTGCAATTTTAATTGCTTTATTAATTAAACTTGGCTTGATATCAAGTTCTTCTGCTACGGCTTTTACAGTATCTTTTAAACCTAACTGTAAATCTTCTACTTCCTGTAGTACTGTAACACCTTCATTTACTAGTCTTTCTAGTTTGGCCTTTTCATCGGCACCGAAAACACGACTTCCCATAAGGATCTCCTTTAAATTTAAACACTATTATATTATATTATTGAGGTCTTGTCAAGAGCTTTTTTCGGCTAATTTGCGATAAAGCATTTCTTTGATAGATTCTTGAGAAAAGTCTTTCTTGTATTTCTCTTTGCGAGGAATGACTTTGGTTTTGTCACCGTGTGATCCAGCTGCACCACTTTTACGTAATGCTTCCATATCACGCCAATTAGGATCTCTAGCCTTTATAACTGGTTTCTTATTTTTCTTTGCCTCTTTTTTAGTTTCTGCCTTTTTAATTAAATCTAATAGTTCTTTCTTTAACATCGGATCTGCTAAAATTTTGTTTAGTGTATCCGAATATTTGTCTAATTCTTTGTTAAAATAACTTTGCTTCTTTACTACTGTTTTTGTTGTTTTAGGTTTAGGATCTTTTTTACCTTTACCTGTAAACACATTACTAATACCCTTAGTTAGTGCGTCTGGACCTAGTGCTCCACCAGGTTGTACTGATTTGTAACCTTGCTGGAAAGCATCTAATGGGCCTTCTTCTATGTTATTGTCTAAACTATCACCTACTAGTTTATTTCTAGCAGGATGTGGACTTTCGTTACCACCCGGCTTAGAGCTTTTTGTAAATGCATCTTTGCCTTTAAGTTGGCCTGCACTACCTTTCTTTTGTCCTTCTGTAAGAGTAACACCTGCTAGTTTAGCAAAGTCACTTATACTGTATTCTCTGTCAACAGGCATAGTTCCTTCTGGAACTTCCACACTTTCCTGCACGTAATTTTTGGTATTTTCCACACTTTTCTGCGGCAAAGAATCATTTGCTTGTGCTTGTAACTTAGCAAGATCTTCTGCAGGGTTAGTTGGTTCTATATTAAATAATGTATGTTGAAGTTTATGAAAATCCATAACTACATCTTTACACAGTTATCAACGGTCTTACCGCCTTTTTTCTTGGTGCCCATACGCTTGTAGCCTTTCCAGCATACTTTACCGTCAACACCTTTTTGCTTTTCTTCTTTTACGTTACGCCAGTTTGGGTATCCGCAATCTGAACATAAGTTTTCAACTTTCTTTGGTAAACCCTTATGCTTTGTTGCGGCAAAATCTTTAGCATCTTTCTTACTAATGTCTTTTGCTACTTTTGCAACTTCTGGACTTGCTGGCTCTTCTCCTTTTTTAGCGGAGTAAACCATACCCATAAATTTTTGTTGTGCTTGTGATTTAGCTTTTTCTACTAAACTTTTTTTTTGACTTAAATTTTCTGAAAGTTTATCTGATAAAGACTCTTTATAGCCTTTTTCTTTCTTAGCAATAGCAATAGCAGCCTTTTGTTTGTTGCTTTTGCCTTTGCCTTCGCTTACAGCATTACAATTACAATACTTACATGTTGGAGGACATGTGCAATCTTCAGCTTTAACATCAGAACCACAGCACTTGTCTGAACAATAAGTATCTTTGCCTTCGCCGATAGGAGCCATATCGTCTTGTGCTTCTTGATAGTCGAGATGATGATATACAGAACTTAGATAATCTGCAGCTTTAGTGATTTTAGATTGTACCCAACCTTCTAGCCCTTCAGCTTCGCTTACACCTTTGAGCATCTCATGTAACTTAATTGAATACTTAGCGGCTTTGTACAACTCGGCACGTGCCATTTGTACTTCGTGATCTTTCTCTGCTCTGTCTGCAAGATCAGCTAATCCTTCTTTTACAAGTTGGTCTTTATTTTTTAGTTCTGCTTCTCTCATTAGTAACTCCTACTAAGTATATTTATCTCTTTGCTACTTTGCCGCCCATCAAATTGTTTTTGATATCAAGTGCATTTTTTGCTGTTCCGTCTGAATTCTTTGCTTGCGGCGCTTCAGGAGCACCGTATTTGCCTTTTTTCTTTCCTTTTGCATATGCATATGTAGGATTTACGACACTTGCAATACTACCTGCTGAACTTGCACCTGCACTAGCGGCTTCTGTAATATCTTTTATTTTCATTTTTTACCACCCTTCATGTTTGCACACCAGTGATACATCTTACCTCGTTCACCACTATACTTTTTTGCTTTTTTACGTAAACTAGTTACACTTCCGCTACAACTAGCACCTGCCTTTTTGACTCTGCCTGGGCGACTCTTGCCTTTCACTTTACCGTCTGCAAAGTTTTCTGCAAGTTCGGCAACTTCATCTGGTACTTCAAATTGCCATACAGTTGCTTTACCGTCTTTTGCCATCATTGCTGTAAGTCTTGTGTTTCCGCCAATTAATTCTTTATAACCGTCGCTGTAAACAGCAACAATAGGCATTTCAACTGAACCTTTTTCTAATTGTGCTAACGCTCTTTTTTGTTTGTTTTTATCTAAACTTTTAAATGAATTAATATCTGCGGCATCTGTATTGTTGATATCACTTGCATCTGTAATAGTTATTTCTTTACCCTTTTTTGCAAGTTCTATCCATGCTTGTTTTCCAATCTTGCGAAACTCAGGATAACGCTCTGCTTCGTCCCATTCTACATCTAGTTGTGGTTTTACAAAGTTTTCTGCTATCATTTCTTCTAATGAAGTGTCAATCATCCTAACAGTTGCAAATTCTTCGCCCATAAGTCTTAGTGCATCAAATCTATGATGTCCGTTTACTATACGTCCTTTAGGATCAATAGTTAATGGACTATAGTTACCGTCTTTAACCTTACTTAGTTGTTTTTCTAACTTACGTAAATCTCTGTTTCTTTGTACACTTTTAAGTTTACTAACTTTAATTTTACCTAGTTTGCCTTGATTCTTTATTTGTGGAGGTGCTTCACCACCTGTAGGCTCATCATCAAAATGTGCATCTTGATAACCAGACGCATCTTGAACATCGTATCCTATACGTGCAAGTTGCTTCATTAGATACTTCGTTTCTTTTTCGCCAGCATACGGTGCAATAACAACATCAGGTTCGTCTACATTAGAACCTGCTGGCATTGACTTTAGATTTGCTAAATTTGTACCAATTTTATAGTGATCATATGCTGTGTCAGACTTTGCTAAGAATGTGTTCTTAGGGTTAGGTATTGCTTTTCCTTCGCTGTACTTTGCTTTACGCTTTGCAATGGTTTTCTTACGCTTCATTTGCGGAGTTTCTAATGCTGCAATTACTTCGTTATAACCTTTAAGCATACTCATAAAGGCATCATAGCCTGTACCACTTAGAACTTTTTCTACACCGTCTGCATTGTAATCTAAGTTATCAATAAAACCTTCTAGTCTTTGTTTTAATCTATTTTTAAGACCATTTAGTGTATATACACCTACGCCTTTAACCCATACTTCTAAGTTATCTGGGTCAAAGTCTTTAACATCATGTATGTCAGCATACTTGCCTTCGGCAAGTCCTAAATTAAATAGTACATTAGTTGACTTACCTTTTACTTTACTACTAAGTGTAGGAGGATTGCCACCCTTGTCAACCTTGTTACCAAACTTTCCTGCTTCTTTAGGTATTTGATTTACATCCACATCTACTGTAGTGTTTACACCTTTTACAATTCTACCATCTTCTGCAAGTTCTTTAAACTTCATTTCTTGCGTCCTCTGAATTGTACTGGTCCAGTCATGTACGGTTTTGAAAACCATAACTTAAACCATTCTGCATCACCAGGTTTTACACCTAGTTTCTTTTCTTTCTTTTTTAGTTCTGCGGCTGTGATAGATGGATTTTCATCTATCTTGTATTCTGAGTAGCCTTTGAATTCGTTTATGCCTGCTAACTTTTTGAGAACTTCGATGTCCATGCGTCTTTATCTCCTTTAGCGGCTGCCTTTCTTCTAGCGGCTATTTTATCTTTAACAGAATCTTCTTCTGGTGGTCTTTTCTTTGTTACAGTTGTACGTTTAGGTGTCTTTGTAACAAAACCTAGTATTTCATTTATATCTTCATCAGTAATAGTATATGCTCTATCACCTCTAGTTTTAATTTCTTTACCTACAAGCATTTTAAGAACACGTGATAGTTTATCTATATCTTCTTCTTTTTCAATAGCGTCTTGTATCATTTTAGTAAGAAATGATCTTAATGATGCTTTATTAACAACTAAATCACCTTCGTCTATATCTTTACCTTTAGCACGTTGATCGTCGACCCAGTCTTCATATTCTCGAGCACTTTGTACTTTGTCTGAATCTGGATCATAACCCATTGCTATAAGTTCTTCTGAGCTTTTGTTAGGTTTTTCAGGACGTATGCCTTCTGTTGCTGGCTCTTTATCTTTGATACCCATACCGTTACGCACAGCATCGTACATTGTTTGTGCTAGTTTAGGATCTGGTACACCTTGTGTAAATGCTTCTAGATTACCCTCAGCGGCAGCAAGTCTCATCTTGCTTGCACTCATTCCTTCGGCACCTTCTGCATCTGGGTCACGTGCTCCTGCACTTACAACTTTCAGTGTGTTAAATTCAAATGGTATTTTGCCTGATTTATCTGGCTTGCCATTGTATGTATCGAACATAGTTTGGAAGCCTTCTACTCTGTCGCTACCTGCAACAAATATAAGATCAGTATATCCTAAACCTTGGAGCATTTCTAATGCTTGCACTGGTGTACGAACACTTTGGTGCCCTACATTAATACCAGGAAAAAACTTTTTGGCAAACTTTAATTTAGTAGCAAAATCTAATGGATCTGTTTTTGGCTTTTGTGTTTGCGACAAGAACAAATAATGATCGCCGTCGTGCTTTTTTATTTGATCCACAAGTTTGCTATGACCAATTGTTGGAGGATTAAGTCGACCAAAAGCAAGAACTGCCTTTTTTGCTGGTGCTTCAAACAGTTCTCGGAGAAACATTAGTATTCCCCTTCTTCTATGTTCTTAATTTCCTCAGACTTAATACGTTCGATAATTGACTCTTGATCTACATCAGTAAACACACTTTGTGGAGGATCTAAATCATACTTTTTACAGTATGATTCCATTGCTGATTTTACTAAAGGCAAAAGAGCTTCATTAAAATTAATATCTTCACCAGCTCTAAACTTATCTGAAAGTAATGACATTACAGGATAGTATTCTTTTCTGTAAAACATGGGGTCGTTTTTCATATAACATTGGCAATCTTGTGCAACGTCATATGGTAAAGTAAATTCGTCTTTTTTATCTAGTTCAAAAAGTTTCATATTACCACTTCCTACATGACCAGTAACGTGCCTTAGTTCTTGGACCCGGGTTATCACAGTTGTGTCTAGCACGGAATGAACGTCTACGTGCTGGATTTGACTTTTTAATCTTCATGTTAGGATCGCCAAAATTAACTTTCTTTACATTCTTGGTCTTTGGGTCCTTAACATATACTTTGAACTTCTTAACATCACCACGCATTGGCTTGCCTAGCGGAACCTTACGTCCTTGATATTCTGCTTCGTCAATAATATCGTCATCATTATACCACATAACGCCATATTCTTCAAAAAAGTCATCACCGTCATATGTTTCTTCTGTAACAACAGCATCACCATCAGTAGATATTTCAATATCAAAATCTTCATACCCTTCACTGAACATAAGATTTGCTAGTCTATTAGCATACTCGTCTGCTTCATCTTCTTCTAGCAATCTTGGTAAGGGAATTTCAATTACTGTAGCACCTTGCTCACTTTCGTATATCTCTTGACTAGGAAAAATAGACTCGTCTAATCTATTAACTTCTTGTTTTTCCATTACTATTCTTACAAAATGTTCCATGTTGTTACCTTAATGATTTAAATTAATACTATTTACAGTGCCATCAGTCCAATTACTAACATAAGCTCTTACCCAAACATAGTTGCCTGTAAAGTTATATATGTGTGAGCCTGTATTATAAACACCGCTATCGTCGGTGCTAGTAAGTTCTGTATTTGAAATAGTAAACCAATCATCTGCGCCAGGATCAACAGCAAGTGTACCCTGCATTTGTATAGTTCCTTGGAACCCGCTCACTGTATATTGTACAGTGTGAAGACCATCACTACGACTATAGTAACCGTCCCCTTTATATTTGTCACCAGTATGGGTCTGTACGCTACTATCCCCTACGTGTGTTTGTGTTGATAAAATTGTTTCACTATTGCTCGGCATATAGTTATTTATCTATATTTTGCGTACTGATAACTCTTTGGACAGATTGGAAATTATGTCCAACAAGTAGACTGATAAGTTGTAAAACTTTTTCATCTCTAACATACATATACAAGTTGGGGGCAAATCCCTTTTTTACTTCTTCTAACGCTATTCTACCAATTTTTACTTTGTCCGAGTTGCGTGTAATCCAATTATGAAAGTTCTCATCTATAGTTCTTGCATTAAAATAAACTTTATATTCGTAATCAAACGGTCCGTTGACTAATAAAACATTTTTTTCAAGCAAGTTTAAGTGCTTTAAATTTGGTTGCCATAGTTCGTCTATCGTGATTTTACTACAAACATTATTAATAACACTATTACTGTTAGTATATAAGCACATATCATTGCGCTCTATACGTAGTTTATACTCGTCGTGATCAAAATGCGAAAATAGGTTTAGTAAGATTTTTGCATCATCAAAATGCCTACGGTCAATATAACTTGTCCTATTAAACCCCCAAGTTTTAACAATTTGATGCTTATCGTCTACCATTTGCTGTAGTAGATCTATTTCTTTGCGAGCATAATTTAGATTTTTATCTCTAAAAATAACAGCAAGCTGGTTGTGTATTACCAGCTTGTACAGGTACTTGTTATAGAAAAGTTTTTTAGTTTCAAAGTTCAACAAGTGATTCCCCTAAACTTTCCAAGTATAGGCTTTCATCATCTTCGTTGAATTTAATTGTTACACTACCGCCAGATTTTAAATTACCAAAGAGTAATTCTTTTGATAGTGGACGTTTGATTTCATTATCAATTACTCTTGCTAACGGTCTTGCACCCATTTTAGGATCGAAACCTTTATCTACAAGATAGTCTAATGCTTCAGAATCAACTTCGATCTTGACTCCTTTATCTTTTACCATGTCTTTAAGTTCAACTAAGAACTTACCAACTATCTTCAACATAATTTCTTTAGAAAGTTTCTTGAATATAATAGTTGCATCAAGTCTGTTACGGAATTCTGGAGCAAAGAATTTCTTAAGTGCTTTATCTTCATATTCTAATTCAAACTCGTCGTTGAATCCAATTAGATTTTTCTCTGCATCACTTGCACCTAGGTTAGTTGTAAGGATAAGAACACAATTACGTGCATCTGCTTCTTTACTGTTACTACCTGTAACTTTACCATTATCCATTAACTGTAGTAATATTTGTGAAACATCTGGGTGTGCCTTTTCGATTTCATCTAACAGTAACACACAGTTTGGATTTTCTTGTAGTTTTGTAATTAACTGGCCAGCATCTTCTTCGTAACCTACATAACCTGGAGGCGACCCAATTAGTTTAGCAACACTGTGCTTCTCTTGATATTCACTCATATCAAAACGGACTAGTTTTACACCTAGTTGTTCTGCTAGTTGCTTGGCTGTTTCTGTTTTACCTGTACCGGTTGGCCCCATAAAGATAAAACTACCAATTGGCTTATCGTCAGGTTTAAGACCTGCTTGTGCAACAAGAATTTTATCAACAATTTTATCAATTGCTTCGTCTTGTCCATACACCGCTTTTTTCATGTTGGTTTCTAGATGTGCTAGATTACTTGTTTCTTTCTCTGCAATATTTTCAACAGGCATGTTAATCATCTTAGCAAGTTCAAATTGAATTTCTTCCTCTGTTACTAGTTTTTCAACTTCAGGATCTTTCAAATTAAATCTACTACATGCTACATCAATTAAGTCAATAGCCTTATCAGGAAGTTTTTTATCTGTTTGATACTTTACACTTAATTTTACAGCAGCTTCAATTGCTTGCTCTGTGATTTGTGTTTTGTGATAGTCCTCATAGTACTTTTTAATACCACGTAGAATATCTTTTGCTACTTCTGCATTTGGCTCGTCAACTGTAACACGTTGGAAACGGCGCATCAATGCACGATCTTTTTCAAAGCTCTTACGGAATTCTTCCCAAGTAGTTGAAGCAACAACTTTTAAGTTACCTTTTGCAAGTGCTGGCTTTAACATATTAGCCAAATCGTTTGATTTGTCTTGCCCGCCTGCTCCTGCTCCGCTCATCATATGAGCTTCGTCGATAAACATTACAGTTTTGCCTTTTTTCTGTAGTCCTTTGATGACTAACTTTAGACGTTCTTCAAAGTCTCCACGATATTTAGAGCCAGCGAGCATAGCACCAATATCTAGATTGTATACTTCATACTCTTTTAGGAATTCTGGTACATCGTCATTTACAATTTTAAATGCTAAACCTTCTGCAATAGCGGTTTTACCAACACCTGGATCACCAACTAAAAGTACATTATTTTTTTGACGGCGTCCTAGTGCAAGAGCAATAGCATCTAGTTCTTCTGAACGTCCGATAATAGGATCTACACGTTGTTTTCTTACTTCGTCGTTTAGATTAGAAGTAAATGCACGAAGTGCTTTTGCGGCTGCACCGCTTAATTCTTCATCATCAAAGTCTTCATGCTCATTCGAAATGTAATCTGCAAATCTGTCTTTAGAAATGCCTGCTTTTTCTATCCAATATGTAGCAATAGATTTCTTTTCATTTAGTATACTAATGAATACATCGCTTAGTTCTATTTGATTACGACCGCTAAATAGAACTTGAGTAAACGCTCTGTTTAGAACACGTTCAACAGCCTGTGTTTTTTTAGGCTTGTGCTTTGTTCCGTCAACTTTAATATCATCTAAAGCGGTTTTTAAATGATTTTCTAAATTAGATTTTATAAAGGCAGGGTCAGCACCATAACCTGTAACTATGTTTTCAAAGTTTTCTTCGCAAAGCATAGCGAATAGAATATGTTCAACTGTAACATACTCGTGTTGAAGTTTTCTAGCATCTGCGATTGCTTTTTCAAATACTAATTGTAGTTCTTTGCTTGGTTCAACCATGTGGATATTTTTTCCTTAATTTTATTTGCTTCTTTCTTGCCATATCAAGTTTAAGGCGAGATACACGACTAGTAAATTCGATACCCTGTAAGTGATCGTATTCATGTAAAAAACATCTTGCATCTATATCGTATAATTCTATTATACATTCTTTTTGCTGTGTGTCAAGATATTTTACAACAATACCTCTAGGTCTACTAACCTTTAAAAACAAATTTGGATGACTTAAACACCCTTCTGGCATAGATTCTGCGTTTACTGTTACTTGCTCTATGCTTGGGTTAATAATTGTAAGTGGACTATTATCTTCTAGCAAATGCGGCTTCATAACAAAAATTTGTCCATTGAACCCAACTTGATTTGCACTCAATCCTATTCCGCCTTCTTGCTCCATAATTTCAAGCATTTCTTTGGAAATTTGTTCGGCATCGTGCTTTTCGAAATCAAAAGGATCTACAACCTTTTCTAACCACGGATCTGGAGATTTAATCAGTTTCATTGTTTATTATCTTTTTCATACTTTTTATATACTCTAACACCTGTGGGTTATCTATTTGTGGTATATGAGCATTTATTATTATATATGCGTTTCCACGCACACCATTACGTCTGTCTGGTAAGCCATGTTGTGCTATATTAAATCTACATCCTACCTTCGTTCCTTTAGGTATTTTAAGATCTAACTGTCTTCCTTCAAGTGTATCTACTATTATACTAGTTCCTGTAATTAAGTCAAGAGCATTTACAGAATATTCTCTATAAAGATTTATACCATCTCTTTGCCAATCTGTGTGAGGTAGAATTTGTATTTTAACATGTAAATCTCCTCTAGCAAATTGTAAGAAATCATCTCCTAAGCCTCCATATCTTATAGTATCACCATCTCTAATACCAGGAGGTATGTTTATCTCAACTGTTTCGGTGTTGCCGCTTCTTAATTTATAACTTGCAATTAGATTCTTACCTTTGAGAACATCTTCAAGTGTTACTTTAGCGGCAATAGTAATATCCTTGTTTCTACGAGGAGGTGGTCTAAACG